TATACCGCCCAGATGCCTCAGATTACAGATATTTTTACACCTGCAGTGCAGAGCTATGCACAACAGCAGACGGCTGGTGCTAGTTCGGCTTTACAGGCCGAACAGGCTATTAAGACCAGTTATGAGGCTGAGTTTGTGCAGCAGAGTGTTGAGAAGATTAAGAAGGAAATTCGGAATTTAGATTCCGAGGAAGATCGTCTTAAAGCTATGGTGATTATGCTTGGTGAACAAGCTAGTTTGATGAAGGCTCAGAATATGAGCCAGACAGATATTCAGGCTCATTTTAAAGCCATGGTGAAGAAGTTGTCGGAAGAGACAACTATTTTAAAGAGTGAAGTAACGGCGATAGAGACGTTAAATAATTTGGGACGCGAGTTTGGCCAGGCCAAACCGCTTATAGATACTGTTATTAATGCAATTAAAGGATTGAGGCGATGAGTCGTGTTAAGAATCCAATTACCTATGATAGGGATAAGAATAGCGATAGCGCTAAGTTTGTTTTTTACAAGCCTAGTCGTACTCAGCAGCATTTCCGCGATGAGTGCGACATTAATACTATTTTGGAGCGTTTTAATATTACTGGCCAGTTACCTGCTGGTCGCGTTCAGCCTCAGTATGGTGATTTTAGCGGGATTACTGATTATCAGTCTGCCCTTAATGCCGTAATGGCGGCTCAAGACTCCTTCCTTGAGCTGCCGGCTAAGATTAGGGCAAGGTTTGATAACGATCCCGCTCTTTTTGTTGATTTCGCCTCAGATGAGGCTAATAGAGATGAGTTGAAGGCAATGGGCCTTCTTCGTCAAGAGACCGTTCAGGCGGTCGTTTCGTCACCTAGCGAGCCCGTTAAGGGCGAGCCTGCACAGTGATCTACTTGATGTAACTGTGCTAGGTGACACCAAAAGGAGAAAAAGTATGATGCGTCGCAGACCAATGAATAAATATAAAGCCGCTAAGAAGTTTCGTAGGGGTTCTATGCGGACGAAGTCCGCCAATATGCGTAGTAACCCTATGCGTGGCGGATGGCGACTGTAACGTGCCCTGTTTCCACCCGTTATCGGCGTGGAAAACGGCAGCAGGGGACGTTGTTTTCTATGAGAGCGCCAAGTTCGACATTGTGCGCAACCTCACGCTGCCATGCGGGCAATGCGTAGGGTGCCGGCTTGAGCGTTCTCGCCAATGGGCGATCAGATGTTTGCATGAGGCAAGTAGGTATACAAACAATTGTTTTATAACGTTGACGTATAACGATGAACACTTGCCAAGTGACCAGAGTTTGCATTATGATGATTTTCAGAAGTTCATGAAGCGCCTTCGTAAGGCGCATAGAGGCATTGACCCCGTAGAGGGTCAGTATCCGATTCGTTTTTATATGGCAGGCGAATATGGCGAAAATTTTGGCAGACCTCACTTCCATGCCTGCATTTTCAACTTCGATTTTTCGGATAAGAAGCTTTGGAAGCGGACGGATGTTGGCAGTAGAATTTTTAGATCCGAACAGCTTGAAAAGCTGTGGCCTTTTGGTTATTCCTCCATCGGAGAGGTCACCTTTCAATCGGCTGCGTACGTTGCCCGTTACATTATGAAAAAGATTAACGGAAAGCAACAAGCCGAGCATTATGAATGGGTTGATCCCGAGACTGGAGAGGTTTCCCAGCGCAAACCAGAGTTTAATAAGATGAGTTTAAAGCCAGGCATAGGTTTTGACTGGTATCAAGAATTTAAGGATGACGTTTACCCCCATGATTATGTGGTGGTTAACGGACGTAAGGTTCGGCCACCCCGCTTTTACGATAAAAAGTACAAGGCCGAAGACCCTATCAGTTTTGAATGGATAGAGTTTGAGCGGGAAAAGAGAGCTCGCGACCGTTATGAAGATAATACGGTTGAGAGATTGGCAGCTAAGGAAAAGGTGGCGAAAGCCCGACTTTCCGTGCTTAAACGTAGTTTGACGTGAGGGAATTATATGAAGATGTTAGTATGTACTATCAGAGATAGGGCCGCAGAATGTTATGGTCGGCCGTTTTTTTTACCTGCTACTGGAGTTGCTATTCGTAGTTTTCAGGATGAGGTCAATCGTAATGCGCCAGATAACCAGATGTATGCGCACCCAGACGACTTTGACCTTTACGAATTGGGTATTTTTGATGATTATGATGGTAAATTTGCTTTACATGAGACTCCGAAGCTGTTAGCGTTAGGCAAGCAAGTTAAGAGTCGTACTTAAATACAAGGGGGGTGATCTGAAAAGATCGCCCCGCAATTAGGAGATAACGATGATGCATCGTAATAAGTCTGTAAATGTCCATCAGTTCGCTATGATTCCGCGAGCTGATATTCCTCGGTCTAAGTTTGATTCACAGAAGTCGTATAAAACGACGTTTGATTCGGGATATTTGATTCCCGTATATGTGGACGAAGTTCTTCCTGGAGATACGATTAATTTACAGATGACGGCGTTTGCCCGATTGGCAACGCCATTGTTTCCAATTATGGATAACATGCATCTTGATTCGTTTTTCTTTTTTGTTCCAAACCGTTTGGTTTGGCAGAACTGGCAGAAGTTTATGGGTGAAAGATACCCAGATCCAGACAGTTCGATAGATTACACAGTGCCGGAGACTACTAGTCCGGCTGGTGGTTATGCAGTGAATTCACTGCAAGATTATATGGGACTGCCAACGGCAGGCCAGATTACTGGTGTAAATACGGTTACGCATTGTGCATTTTGGACCCGTGCGTATAACCTGATTTGGAATGAGTGGTTTAGAGATCAGAATTTACAAGATTCTGCAGTTGTAGATATTGATGACGGTCCGGATAGTCCGGCTGATTATTTTTTACGTCGTCGCGGTAAGCGACATGATTATTTTACGAGTTCGTTGCCTTGGCCGCAGAAGGGCCAGGCTGTTACGTTGCCGTTAGGCGGTTTTGCTGATGTTCTTTCGGACGGTACACAGATAGAGCTTAAAGAGGTAGGTACAACCACTAATAAGGGATTGCGTTGGAATAACGATGTTAGTCTCGGTGCCACGACGTTACAAGGCACTGGCCTTGCAACCAATGATCCTTTAGCGTTTGGTACTAATACTGGACTTACAGCAGATTTGTCTACAGCTACAGCTGCGACTATTAATCAATTAAGGCAGTCTTTTCAGATTCAAAAGCTGCTAGAAAGGGACGCCCGTGGCGGTACTCGTTACACTGAAATTATCCGTTCGCATTTTGGAGTTGTCAGCCCTGATGCTCGTCTGCAGCGCCCTGAATATCTTGGTGGTGGTAGCACTCCCGTATCTATTAATCCCGTTGCCCAAACTAGCGCCACAGGGCTTACTGAAGATACTAGTCCGCAAGGCAATTTGGCCGCTTTTGGCACGGCTCTCGCGTACAATCACGGATTTACGTACAATGCTACTGAGCACGGGGTGCTTATAGGTTTAGTGTCGGTTCGTGCTGATTTGACATATCAGCAGGGCCTTCCACGCATGTGGTCAAGGTCTACACGTTATGATTTTTATTTTCCTGCGTTTGCAACACTTGGTGAGCAGGCAGTGCTTAATAAAGAGATTTATTGCACTGGTACAGCTACTGATGACGAAGTATTTGGCTATCAGGAGCGCTGGGCAGAGTATCGTTATAAGCCCAGCCAGATTACTGGTTATTTTCGTTCAACGGCAGCGGGTACATTGGATGCTTGGCATTTGGCCCAAGAATTTGGGACTCTGCCTTCATTGAACGATGAGTTTATTGAAGACACACCTCCAGTGGAGCGTGTAGTCGCTATTGGAGAAGCAGCAAACGGTAAGCAGTTCTTGTTTGATGCGTTTTTTAATGTAAGACAGGCACGGCCAATGCCGTTGTATTCAGTGCCTGGACTGATTGACCATTTCTAATGGGCATTTTAGATGCTGTTAAGGTAGTTGCGGAGCCGTTTAAGGCGGCTTCGCCTATTGCGCCGTTTATTAGTTCGGCGGCGTCTTTGTTTGGCGGTAGTCAGGCTAATGAGAGCAGAGAGGCTGCCGCAGCTGCGGCCAATGCTGCTACTGCAGAGGCTGCTCGCAAACAGATGGATTTTCAAGAACGTATGT